CTACTTCAAACAGCAGGGCATGACTGAGGAGGAAGTTCAGAGCGCTCTCGCAGCTTACAAGACCCAGAAGGCAGCAAGTCAGCCGAACGTGGACGCCATCACCAAAGAGCGAGACACAGCTCTCGCTGAACTGGCAGCACTGAAGAACGGCGCGACTCTTCGCAGCAAGGGCGTCAGGGACGAGGACATCGACTACGTCATGTTCAAGGTCTCCGCTCTGCAGAAGGAAGACGACAAGCTCGACTTCGACAAGGCCGTCAGCAAGTTCCTCAAAGACAACCCGCGCTTCGCTACGGGTAGCCAGCAGGCCTACAGGGTCAAGACTGGCACGGATGGATCGACACCCGGCGGATCCGGGAACCAGGGAGACAACTCCTCGATCAATGACGCCATCCGGAGAGCGATCCGCAGGTAACAACTCAACTAAAATATGGAGGTAAAACATGAGAAAGTTCAATTTACAGCTTTTCACAACCGACGCGACTGGTATTGACAGAACCGGCGCTGAGGCTCTTATTCCTGAAGATCGTGCCGCTGAGATCATCCAGGGCACTGTGCAGCAGTCCGCTGCTCTGTCCCTCGGCCGCAAGCTGGCCAATATGACCGCAAAGCAGACCAAGCTCCCGGTGCTGGACGCTCTTCCGATCGCCTACTTCGTGGACGGGGATGCAGCCCAGAAGAAGACAGCCTCTCAGGCATGGGACAAGAAGGTCCTCTATGCTGAAGAGGTCGCTGTCATCGTTCCTATCCCGGAGGCAGTTCTCGACGACTCCGAGTACGACATCTGGGGCGAGGTAAAGCCCAGAGTCCAGGAAGCGTTCGGCAAGGTCATCGACTCCGCCATCTTTTTCGGCACTGGCAAGCCTACCAACTGGAGAGCGGGACTCGTTCCGTCTGCAGTTACTGCGGGCGCTTCTGTGGCGCTCACTTCCGACCTGTACAGCGACATCATGGGCGAGACCGGTGTGATCGCCAAGGTCGAGGACTCCGGCTACTTCGTGACCGGCCACGTCGCTGACATTTCCATGAGGGCAAAGCTCCGCGCGCTGAAGAACGCGTCCGGCACTCCGCTCTTCATGTCCAGCATGCAGGGCGGCACCAATTACAGCCTCGACGGCTCCGCGATGCAGTTCCCTCGTAACGGCGCCTTCGATAAGACTGCGGCTCTGATGGTCTCCGGCGACTTCAGTCAGCTGGTGTATTCCATCAGACAGGACATCACCTTCAAGATCTTCACCGAGGGCGTGGTCCAGAACACTGACGGCACGATCGCCTACAACCTGATGCAGAACGACATGGTCGCACTCCGTGCAGTCATGAGACTCGGCTGGGAGATCCCGAACCCTGTCAACGGTCTGAAGAAGGACAAGACTGCGCGCTTCCCGTTCGCTATCCTGAAGCCTGCTGCATGAGTGAAGGAGGTTCTGGCGGATGTACGCAACGTATGAGTATTACAAGAGTACCTTCGGCGGGTCTCTCGCCGAGGACGTCTACACCAAGGCCGAGGCAAAGGCAGAAGCGCACATCCGCTACCTCACCTATGTCAACGGCGACATCTTTGCGACTGAGGTGGACAGCATAAAACAGGCTGTCTGCACAGCTGCAGAGGTGATCTATAACAACGAAAAAGCGGCCAGCGCTGCCGGTGGCACTGCTGCCGGCATCAAGAGCGAGAGCAACGATGGCTACTCTGTGAGCTATGTGACGGAGCAGACCGATGGCCAGACTGCAGAAGAAGCACTCCGGAGGAAGATCTCCGAGGCGGTGAAGATCTACCTGATGCCGCTCGGGTGGCTCTCCCGGAGGGTCAAGATGGGAGGCTGCTGCGATGACTGTGCAAACGAAGATAACACTCTTTAACCGTCGGCTCGGAGCCGATCGGCGCGAGGTGTACTTCCCGACCAGCATCGACAGCGCGTCCTTCATGGAGTCACGCAGTTCCAGCCAATCAACGGATGGCACTCACTCGCAGAGTCCGAGCTTCAAGCTCCGGATCCCGGTGAGTGCTGTGATCCAGGACAGCAAGACTTACATTGCCGAGGACGCCTACAGGGCGTTGAGCGATGCAGAGGCTGCGAAGTGTTGGACCATCCAGACTGGTGACGTGCTGCTCCTGGAGGATGCCGCTCTAACTGATCCGATCGACCAGACGGCTCTCGACGCCCTGGTCAAAAGCACCAAGGCCACGCTGATCAGCGTCACAGAGTACGCGGACAACACTGTCCGAGGATCTGCAGCTGTGCAGCACTGGCGGATCGGAGGCGAATGATGGCAGGAACTAATCAGATCGTAACGCCCAGAGGTTCCATCATACAGGGCAGGAACGGCAAGGTCCAGCTGGTCTGGAATGAGGGCTTCGCTCCAAAAATGAACGAGGACCTGCGGAAAAAGCAGGAAATCATTGACAGCGAAGTGCTGCGCTACTGCAGCCCTATGATCCCTCTGAGAACCGGAACGCTGGAGAAGTCGGGAACGCTCGGCACTGTGATCGGATCCGGTGAGGTGAAATACATTGCGCCGTACGCCCGGTTCCAGTACTTCCGCACAAGCCAGTCCCGCGAGTATGACTCACGCCGTGGTGGCATGTGGTTCGAGCGGATGAAAGTGGCACACAAGGCCGCGATCCTGAAGCTCGTGGGAGGTAAATGATGGCAGTTAATTCAATAATCGAGGGCGTGGCCGCTTTTCTGCAGACGTGTAATCTGCTGAAGGACGGCGCCTTCAGAGTCGACGCCCTGGGCGATAAACCGCAGGAGTACATGATCGAGACCGGGATCTTCACGCCGATCATCGAGACGTACATCGACGGCAGCTCAGACAGGCGCTACCAGTTCAACTTCGGCAGCCGTGAGTACTACAGCATGGACCGAGTACAGAACATAGCAAACAGCACGTTCTACGAAGACTTTGCCAACTGGATCGAAGCACAGGACAGCGCGCAGAACTACCCGGAGATGCCGGAAGGCATGCACCCGGAGAAACTGAGCGCTCTCAGTCCTGGCTACATGTTCGACGAGTCCGGAAAAAACGCGCGATACCAGATACAATTAGAACTCATCTATCACAAGGAGGCATAACATGAAGAAATGCAATTTACAGCTCTTCGCAGAGACGAGCCGCGCCGCCCTGCTCCGTAACACGATCGCCGACTACCTGATGGTCGGCACCGCGTTCGAGCTCATGGGGACCGGCTTCACCTCTCTGAACGAGAGCCCGAACGCTCAGACAGACAGCGAGACGTACATCAACGAGAGCACGTCGAGCTCTTCTATCACTGGCTACGAGACAGAGTTTCCGTATGAGTCCAGACTGATCCCTTCCCAGAAGGCGATCTACAAGCTCTACAAAATGGGCCGTGACCATGCAACCGGGGACGATGCACAGCTGACCTATGTCCGTGTCGATCTGTTCAATCCGATCGGCACAGCAACAGAGGCTTCTGCAGAGTTCACGGCTCGCCAGTTCACCGTGGCCAATGAGGCCAGCGACATCGAGGGCGATGGCGGCGAGAAGATCTCCGTCTCTGGAACCCTTCACGCCGTCGGTGATCCTGTCCAGGGCAAGTTCGACACCGTGACCAAGACATTCACGGCCGGGACATTCACGGGCAAGTACGACACAGCAGCGGGCTGATCTGGCCCGGTAAGCAACTACTGACAACGTGCGCCTGACTATAAGCAGGAAGCGATCAGGATGACAGTGGGCCAACAGTGCGGCCTGCTGTCATTTTTTAATGCACTGACCAGAAGGAGAAAACAATGGATATTCAGATCAATGGCGTGACTCTTCAATGTGATTTTATGGACGCGGATTTTATGGAGCCCTATGAACAGGCAACGATCGAGATGCAGGCGGCAGCTGCAAGACAGAAAAACCAGCACTACGACTCGGCAGCCAAGGCGATGATCGCACAGTGCGACGTCGTCAATGATTACTTCGACGGGATCTTCGGCGAAGGTACAGCGGCTAAGGTCTTCGGGGGATCTCACAATCTTATGACCCACCTGCAGGCTGTGTCTGATCTGACCGACTACGCCATGAAGGCCAAGAAGGAAATCAACGACTTCACCAATAAGTACACCCAGCGCCAGCAGGCAGCAGTCCAGCAGCAGAGGGCTAACACGCGCCAGTTCGTCTCGAATAAGATGGGCGGCAGGCATTGAACCTACTGCTCGACGGTCTTCCGGGATCGGTGCAGATCGCGGGCCGAGAGGTCCCGATCGACACCAGCTTCCGGACGGCGATCCTCTTCGAGGAGGCTATTCAGGACATCGGTCTGAGCGATGAGCAAAAGATCGAGACGGCTCTGCAGCTCTACTACCACGACGAGCGGATCACCGCCGGCGAGGTCGAGGAAGCTGTGGAACGGATGCTGTGGTTTTACCGCTGCGGGGCGGATCCTGAGACGGGTGAAAGCCAGACAGACAACGACGACAGCAAGCAGTCCTTCTCGTATGAGTACGATGCCGAGTACATATACGCGGCATTTTTACAGACATATCACATTGACCTGACACACAATTCACTCCACTGGTGGCAGTTTCGGGCGCTATTCAGAGCACTGCCGGAAGACACGCAGCTCATGAAGATCATCGGCTACAGGACCATGAAGATCCCGCCAAAAACGCCGAAGGATCAGAAGCAATTCTATGAACGCATGAAGCGAGTGTATAAACTTCCGGAGTCTGCTGATCGCAAGCAGCTCGAAAATGACCTGACTGAGATGCTCATGAAAGGGGGAGACGTTTCGTCCCTCCTCAACTAATCACAGTGAGGTAGCACCATGGCAGATGGCTCTTTAATATTTGACACCAAGCTCGACAGCTCAGGGCTCAGCTCTGGGCTCGGAAGTCTGGGAGGAATTGCCGGCAAGGCACTGGGCGGCCTGACCGCTGCAGTGGGCGCCGGCGCTGCTGCCTTCGGGGCTCTGACCAAGAGCTCTCTGGACGCAGTCAGCAACATGGAGCAGAACGTCGGAGGCGTTCAGACTCTATTCAAAGAAAACGCGGACGCGGTCATCGCGAACGCGAACGAAGCATACAAGACGGCGGGCATGTCGGCCAATGATTACATGTCAACGGTCACGAGCTTCTCGGCTTCACTGCTGCAGGGCCTCGGGGGAGATACTAAAAAGGCTGGCACCGTAGCAAATACCGCTATCGTGGACATGTCCGACAATGCGAACAAGATGGGCACCGACATGGGGCTCATCCAGAACGCGTACCAGGGCTTCGCAAAACAGAACTACACAATGCTGGACAATCTGAAGCTGGGCTATGGCGGCACGGCTTCCGAGATGGCCAGACTGATCAACGACACGGGCGTTATGGGTAAGGGCTTTACAGCCACAGCCAAGAATATGAGCGAGGTGCCGTTCGACAAGGTGATCGAGGCGATTCACAAGACTCAGGACGCCATGGGGATCACAGGCACGACTGCGAAGGAAGCAGCCAGCACTATCGAGGGATCAGTCAACAGCATGAAGTCCTCCTGGGACAATCTGCTGGCCGGATCCGGAAGCGCGGACGAGTTTGCCGATGCTTTCCAGACGGCTGCGAGCGTCGTGGTAAAGAACCTCGGCGAGATCATCCCGAGACTGGCCGAAACGCTTCCAAAGGTGATCAGTGCCATCGGTGAGCAGCTGCCGCCTCTGGTCGAGTCGCTTCTGCCTGCTCTGGTGCAAGGCGGTGTCGCTCTTCTGACGTCGTTCGCTGCAGCGGTCCCGTCTCTTCTGGGGTCGCTGATGTCGATCGTGCCGGTGCTTTTCAGCTCGATCATGCAGATCATGACGCAGCTGGCCGACGCTGTCACTACGTTCGACTGGGCGGGTGCCGCTCAGAAGGTCGTGGATGGCATCAACGCCTTCATCAACAGCGACGGGCTCAGCAAGTTCCTGACGACATTAACCACAATCATCACAGGCATAGCCCAGGGACTGGCCAAAGCGCTGCCGATATTACTGCCGGCGCTTGTAAAATTGGTCGCTTACATAGCCGTCACGCTGATCCAGCAGCTCCCTGAGCTGATCAAGGCAGCGTTCCAGCTGATCCTCGCCCTCGGCGAGGGTATAGTCTCCGCCCTGCCTACACTCGGCAGCGCGCTGCTGCAGATCCTCCAGGCCGTCTGGTCCGTGATCCAGCAGATCCCGGGCCTCTTCATGGACGTCTTCGGGGATGTGCTCGGAAAACTGGCCGAATGGGCGGGCGCTATGATCACCAACGCCGGCACGGCCATGAGCAACATGCTCAACACCGTCGTGATGTGGATCTCTCAGCTGCCCGAAAATATATGGACGTGGCTGGTGAATACTGTCACCAGACTCATGCAGTGGGGCCAGCAGATGATCACCAATGCAAGCACGGCCATGAGCAACATGCTCTCAACGATCAACTCCTGGGTGGCGCAGCTGCCGGGGCGGATCTGGACGTGGCTGGTGAGTGCAGTCACGAAGGTCGTCGCGTGGGGCCAGCAGATGATCAGCAACGCAAGCTCAGCCATGAGCAACATGCTCTCGACTGTGGTCAGCTGGATCTGTCAGCTGCCTGATCGAGTGTGGA